ATGTAATTGTTGGTCACATTGACATTGTAGCTTTCTTCATTTATTTGCTCTAATGCTTTCAAGAGCTTTGAAATGCTTGAGATGTTTAAAAAACCTTTGAAATTAGTTACACAAGGCAGTATGCCATATGTCACTGTTACATTGTCTGGTGTACCAACCAGACTTGTCATCTGATTTTCATCAACTACAATTATTGCAGTATCATTAATTTTGAGCAAACTTTTTAAGAAAGCTATACAGTCTCTGTTAAGAGTTATTTGTTGCATTACAAATTATAACTGCTTGTTGACCTTATTCCACTTTAATTTTACAAGTTGCTCCGTTGCATCTTGTTCAGAATTTTTGCACCCAGTGCATTTCAATTCAATGCTATTTTCTGCTGTTTTGGATATTTTCGGTTGAGATCCACACAAGCAGCAATTCACATATTTTTTAACCTTTTTGTTTTTTTCTTTGAAATTGTTTTGCGATTCAATCAGCAGCTTCTTAATGTCATACAGAACATTGTAGATGTCATTTAAAATTGACTTTTCATCATTTTTGAACATTAGTTCCATCTGCTGCTCAGTTGCAGCAGTCTTTTGCACTGGGGCCAATACTATTGGCGCCAATGGCTGCGGTATTTCCTGCACAGTAATTTGCTGTTGAGACAAAAATTGAGGTTGTGGATGCACTGTTGGTGCATCCACAACCTCTTTTAGAACGTTTTGGAGTTCAATGCTCCTATTACCGAATTTTGCATTGCTGCCAGTAGCAGCAATGTGGTTATCGATTTCTTTCATTTGGCCGTATACATTGCCAATGAAATTTATAAGAGCATTTTTGTCATCCATCATAGTGAGCTAATCAATTTACGCATCTTTTCATCTTCATCAACATCTAATTCACTAGAAACATCAAAAGGTGTTCCTTCTGAATCATTGGAAGTAGTTGCATGAGCAACATTGCTGTGTGTTGCAATGCTGTGTGTTGCAACGGATTCACTGCCTTTGCAGTAATAATGCTCATCAAAAAGCTTTTTGAGATCATCATAAGCGCGGCAGGTGTATACAGTTTCAAGATTGCCACCTTGATTGTATACTTCTTCAATTTGCTGCTCAGTAAGCTTCAAATCAGTTGGTGATGTGAAACGACTTTCTGTGTAGTTGGTATAGCCACCTTGCTCTGTAACTTTGATTTTGAAGTTGACACCACTTGGGCCAAGATCAAACACACGTGCACCAAATTCATCAGAATCTTCTCCGCTAATAGCGTTGTTGATGATGTTGAACAGCTGCTTGCCAAAGCGAATGAGTTTGACTTTGCCATTGTTTTCTGGATTGGTAGGATCAGCAATGACATACACCTTCATGAGCCAGCGCTCACTACGACGCACACTTTTGATCTTTTCCTTGTCTGCATCTGTACCTGTGCGGTAAATCTTGATGCGTTCTTCAGCAATGGGATCACGCTCACCCCAGCTAATGGGTGAAATAGCAGAAGTGTATTGACCAGTTGCGAAACTGTTCCATGCAAATGTCTGATATTTGAACCAGGTCTTTTCTGGATCCTTCATGTTGGGCAATAGTCGGATGACATATGTATTGCCCTTTTCAAAGGACATAATGTCACGAGAACCGCTTGATTGTGTTTGCTGTTTGTTAAGAGCATCTTTGATGCTGTCGAACATGCTTAGGTTGTATTTCATATTTTGTTTTAGTTGTTTGTTTTGTTTTGTTTGTTTATTAGTTCTAGCCCTTGTCGGGCTATGTTTTTACACCTTTTGGATGCAAAAAAGTTCGTTCGATGCTTTGGCACTTCGCGGAGAAAATCATCTCCAAGAATTTGCTGAGCATCTGTACTACACTGTAATAATTTAGTCTCAAACCCTTGAAATGCAAGTAGGGCAAATATGCATATTTTTAAATCTTTCAAGTGCACAATGAACCAAGGAAAACCTGCTGGAGCATTGACATTTAAATAATCTTTCAATGCAATGTTGTTGTTTTTGCAAAATGAGTAGATGAACATCATTGATGATTTAACAAAATCAATGGTCCAATCTTCATCAACTTTGTTGAGTTGATCAGCTATATACAAATTATACAGCTTGATGGCTTTCATTGTTTTAAAAAACTCCAATGTTTGAAAATCAGAATCTACAAATCCTGCATTGAAGAAATCTCTTGGCTTTACATTGCTCAAAGATGTAAAAAAGGATGCAAGCTGTTTGAGCGCTACAACGTGCTGCTCTTTCAAATCATCAAATTGCTTTCTTGGTGTAAACGGCTTTCCTTTGCGCTGTGCTCTCAAATATTCATTGTATATGTTTTTTTCAAAATCACTTAAGTGCATTTTTATTCTTGTTGAGGTATTTGCTTATATACTTGCTTTTGTAGAGCGTTGGATCGTAATCAATGAACATTTTAAAAAGATAAAAATCATTGTCTATGTCTAGCATAGCTTTGATAAGATCTCTATAATTTTTATTTTTCAAGAGCAACAAGAATATATTTGGAAGATTTAGCTTTTTACCACTTATGATGGTAAGAAAGCTGCAAAATGTCAGCATTCGAAATTCTTGTTCATATTCAGATGAAACAGTCATAATGTGCACGGTTTGAGTGTTTTTGTAAACAGCAGAAAATTTTCAGTAATTTTGCCACCAGCAGCAGATTCATGACCACCGCCATCACACAACTTTGCTGCAATTGAAGATAAATCTACAGCGCATGTTGGTGACTTTCTAAATGAAACTGTTTTAGCATCTTGATTGACTAATATAACAATTTGCGCATCACAGCTGCTGATCAAATGATCTGCTACATCATTGTGAGCTGTCTTGCAGAATGTGCTTATTACCTTGTGACCATTTATATCTCCACAAAATGTATACAGATTGTCAATCACTTCTTTGGCTTTTTTGTTATAAAGAGCAATTGCGTTCTCCTGCATTTGTGTAAAACCACTAAAACCACCCTTGAAAGCATTTGCAAAGGTTTCCACCCTATTGCCATTGAAAGTCCAATACAAGCAATTGAGTTTCTTGGATGCTTTTAATGCAAGCTTGTAGCTATCATAATCACTAACATGCAAAATTAACTTTTTCTGATTGCTGGTGATGAAAGGCTCATATTTGCTTTTGAATGTCTCATACAACAATTGTGCAGTAGAATCACATTCTTTGACATGAGCATTTGCGCAAGTGTATTTTATATTTTTTGCAATGTGTGAAGCATGATGATCCACAATGGTCACATTTTTAGAGTCAATGAGATCACTAATGATTGATGCATCCAGATCAAGAATAAATATTTTGTCAAAATCACCAACTTTGTTGTGCTCCAACCATTTAACAAATTCAGAACGAAGCTTTGAAGAATTGCATGTAAATAGAGAGGTTTTGTAGCTACCTTTTTCCAGGAGCCATTTTAAAACCAAATAAGATGCGGCACCATCTAAATCTACATCTGTCCAGATCGCTACTTTCAGCATTTTTTTATTTATTTTGATGCATTCAAAGTCAACTGCCGCTCAACATTAACAATGATCTTGCAACATCTTCTGTAGCATCTGTCATGTTGTTGAGTGATGCATCTTCTGAAATTGTAAGAGTTGAATAATCAATTTTGAATGCATTTGTTCCAGTATTGGTGCCAAAGCGGTTTTTGAGCATTGTTGTTCTCATGATGCCCAGTGCATTATCACCATCTCCCTGCCAAAGACTGCCAATGAAATCGGCAGTGGCTCCAAGTGCATAACTCTCACTCAAAGATGTCAATCCTGGTTCATTGACTGAATAGCCAGAACGATTGAGCTGTGTAACAGTTATTAATGGGCATTTGAATGCATATGTGAGTGCACGAGTTTCTTCGCTGATGTACTTGACTCGTTCGTATGAATCCTTGCCTTTGCTTGATGTTAGCAAATTGATGTAATCCAAAACAATTGCATCAATTTTGATGTTAGATTTGGTGAGCTTTTTAATGTAGCTCTGAATATCTCTTGGCGTCATGCAGCTTGGCGGAAACTCTTTGATGATGATTCGACCATTGGTTGCATCTTTGAAATTATTCATTTTTGCACTCACCACATCAATATTATCGCCAAGTGATTTGGTTGCTGTTTTAGCAATGCAAGCTGTGAAACGTTTTGCATAAACAAGTTCTGACATCTCAAGGGTTATCACCAGCACAGTTTTGCTTTGCCGTGCAATGTTTACTGCTAAATTGCCTAAAATGATGCTTTTTCCGATGTTTGTTTCACCAGCAAAAATATACATTGCTCGTCCATCTTGCATAAAGCCGCCACCCAATTTTTCATCCAGCCATTTGTAGCCAGATGATATAACAGGATCTGTGCGTTTTAAATCTGATTCAACTTTGTGAAAATCATTGAACAAATCCAATCCAATGTCATGAATCAAGGTGACGTTGCACGTCTTTTCAAATGAATCTAAAATTTTGCTTGTATCAATGTTGCCATTGCCTACTTCTTTTGCAACAGTCATCATTGTTTGATAAACACCACGTTCTTTTATGAAGCGTTCTGTATTATCATACAATTCATCTTTGTTGATTTTTTTATCAACACTTTCAATGGTTTTGAGAGCTTGCTTGAATGCTTCTTTTTTATCAGATGTATCAAGATAGGATTTGATCTCAGTATGCGTTGGCAATGATTTGCGTCTGTTGTAAAAATCACATA